TAATTACGTTAATTCGTAAAAGGACGTCAACCTAGGAAGCTAACAGTGAAAATTGAAGCAGAGCCTGAATGGTTGAACAGTCTCGACCTAGCCGCAAGGAACAGCCTCTCCTCCAATAACAGTCGGCTGGAACAAGGGTCGGACCAGATCTTAGTAGCACCGGGCTGGGATGATGTACCCGATCTCCAGATTCTTTCTGACGTGGAGGGGATACTGGATACAGTCTATCTGACACCAAAGCTTCGAGAAATCGAGGACTCCAATCGTTCGAAGTTTGGTCCCAGAAGCATCGCGTTGCCATGGGAGGACAGGAGGAGTAACCTCGTCGCGTACTTCGGAAAACATGAAGCCAGTCGTGATGAAGGCAGTTTTGGCACTAGCGTTTTGGACGGGAGTAGAAGGACACTTCGACCTCTTGGCGTCTCGACCGCTATCGCCCATCTGCAGAAGAGGAGCAGCGCAGGACTTCCCTACATGATGCGAAAAGGCAAGGTGCTCCACCGTGCAGATGCTGACTATCAACACCATCGAGGAGTGTACCCGTGCGTCCTGTACACGCGTACACAAGAAGGGAAGAAGACACGAGATGTTTGGGGCTACCCTATCTCGGATACTATCGACGAACAGCGGATCTTCCAGCCGTGGCTGAACATGGAGAAATCCTTCAGTTGGAGGGCCGCATTGAAGGGGCCAGATGTAGTGGATGCGCATGTGACTCACATGCTTGACGCAATGTCTACCGGCGACCTTTGTGTGGGAGTTGACTTCAGTCAGTACGATGCAACTGTCACACCGGAACACTCCTTTCAAGCGTTCGGACGTATCGCGTCACACTTCCAGGATGAGGCTCTCGACCTTGTCTATCGGGTGTATCGTCGTTTCGTCTCCATTCCGATATGGACCCCCGATGGTGAAATGACCGGCTTACACGGTGTTCCATCTGGTAGTGTTTTCACCAATACTGTTGACAGTCTGGTTCAGCAGGCGATCAGCGGTAGAGAACATCTTTGCCAGATACAGGGAGACGATGGTATCTACATCATTCCGAAGGATACGCGTGATGACTTCATCGAACGGTTCAAAGAAGCCGGACTCGCCCTCAACGAGTCGAAGTCTGAGACGTTCGACACTCCAGAGGCAGTGTATTTACAGAGGTATTACACCACAGAGTATGATCGTGGTCCCGACGGTGTGATCGGCGGGATTTACTCGATCTTCCGCGCTGCTCTGCGTTTGAAGTATCTCGAAAGATGGACGGACATGGATGACATGGGCATAAGTGGACGCGACTTCTTTGCCCTGCGGGCAATCTCAATCCTGGAGAACTGTAAGTACCATCCCGCCTTCCATAGATTCATCGATTACGTGGCAAGCAGAGATCGAGGAGGACTGTCTTTCACCTCTGCAGGTATGAGGGCGTTCCAGGCGCATCTCGATACCCAGGCCGCCACGGGGGCAAACAATCAGTACGGAGTGGGGACAGGCATCCAGAACTTCGCTACCGTTAGGTACCTCAATCGCGGGGTGCCAAAGGCGACGGTCACACCGATCGTTTCCTGGACAACTGATTGGC